ATCCAATTATCCATGATGACTCAAAAGATTATGATATTCAAAGATCACTTCTGAATTATGATGAAACTGAAAGCTGTGAGGTGTTTTCTCAATGTGGAAACGAAATAGATGATTTTTAGTAAATTTGCAATCATGAACTGGAAAACATTATCGAAATCAATGGTCGAAGCAAATAGACCTAAGTTTGCCAAATACCTTTTTGCTTTTATCACAATCGCACTAACCACAACAAGCTGCTTTAAAAAAGCCGAATGCGAATGCTTCGATGTGGACACCGAAACCATCACAATCGTAAAAGCAGAAGGTAATTGCCGACCAGTCAAAGAAGGACTTGACGATAGATACCCAGAAGGATTCGATAGATGCACCGAAATACCTAAGTAAAATGCCAGCAGGAAGACCAACGAAATACGACCCATCAAAAAACGAAGCAGTAATTGAACTGATGGCTGAAGGGGCCTCTTTGATAGAAGTTGCCGTTTTACTAGACGTAAGAAGAGAGACCGTGTGGAATTGGTGCAACGAGAATTCTGATCAATACATACCAGAATTTTCTAACACAATAAAAAGAGGCTTAGAACTTTCTCAAGTATGGTGGGAGAAACAAGGCAGAACCAATATCCAAAACAAGGACTTTTCTTGGGTAGGTTGGTTTATGAATGTTAAAAATCGATTCCCAGAAGATTGGAGAGACAAGAAAGAAATCGAGAATAAAACAAAGATCGAAGGCGGTAAGATTCAAATTATTGCCGAAGGCGAAGAGCCTGAAACTAGCGAAGGTGAATGATACCCTTCAAAGTTTCGAGAGTATTCACCGAAAACTGGAATGTTAAACCAGAAATCGACCTTGTAGTAAATCGAGGTGGGACCTCATCAGGTAAAACATACTCCTTAATTCAAGTGATTTTTCTAAAAGCTTGGGAGAACCCAGGTTGTATCATCACAGTAGTAGGGCAGGATATACCGAACCTTAAAAAGGGAGCAATTAGAGATGCTGCTACAATCGTAAACAGCTCGAAGTGGTTGAGAAGTCAAATCAAGTTTTACAATAAATCAGACAGGTTTTATCAGTTCTATAACGGTTCGATCATCGAGTTCAACTCATACGATGACGAGCAAGATGCGAAAAACGGAAAGCGAGACTATTCTTTCTTCAACGAGGTAAACGGTATTCCTTATGAGATATTTGAAGCAATCTATGTGAGAACTACTAAGATGACATGGGTTGATTTCAATCCTAGTTCTACTTTTTGGCTAACCGATAAACGAATAGAGCAAAGAGCTACGACTAAGACTATTAAAAGCACGTTTGAACATAACCCTTTTTTAGATCATAAGATTATTGATAAGATTCTGAGCTATGAGCCTACTCAAGAAAACACGCAAGCCGGAACAGCGAATGAGTTTAGGTGGAAGGTTTACGGCCTTGGAGAGTATGCTCCATTAGAAGGTGCAATCTTTAAAAACTGGTCCAGGGGTGATTTCTTAAAAGAAATACCTTACATCTGGTGTATTGACTGGGGAACTAAAGACCCTTTTGTGCTTCTGAAATTCGGCATGGACCACTCTAATAGAAAGATATACGTTCAGCAATATTGCTACGAGCCAGCTGGTTTGAGAGGCTATGAATGGATGAAATCGATTGTTGATTCATACGCTGGTAAAGATGATTTAATAGTAGCTGATAACGCTGAGCCTATTTCGATTAATCAGTTTAGACTAGACGGCTTTAATATGATTCCTACATTCAAACCTAGAATCACAGAGCGTATCAGATGGGCGCAGGATTACGAGATAGTAGTATGCGGAGACTCACCCGACATCGAAAATGAGCTAAATAACTACAAATGGGCTGACAAGCGAGGCGAAGTTCCTATCGATGACTATAACCATGCGATGGATGCAAAGGGCTACGGAGTAACTTATTACAAAATGAACGTGCTTCGATAAGTGTTTTCTTCATCAAATTAGAGCCATTCTGCTGATTTCAGCGGTTTGGCTTTTTTACTTACTACACCCTTAAACTCTTCCTTTTCAATAACTTACTGCGAAGTGTAGTAGTGTAGTAGGTAGAATCCCATATAACTCAAATGATAAAAACGATAAGTAGTAAAAAGAGTGTGTGTCTATAATAATAATATAACTCTTAATATTTTACTTACTACTTACTACAAACTCTTGAAAGTCCTACCATCACTAAGAAAAAGTGTAGTAGGTACTCTCAAATTCTACTTACTACACCCTACTACATTTAAGAATCTCAGCTATTGACTTTTTTTGTTTAATTTTGCATCAAAGATTATCTTATGGCTTTGAGACTTCCTTGGGGGTTAGATCGTTTAATATACAGAACAAGCGCATTACCTTACTCGAATTTTTTTGTACCTCTATCAGGAAAAGATTCTACATATTCAAAGCTTTCAGACAAAGACGCAATAAGAGAAGGCTACCTAACTAACTTAAACTGGTATGCAATAACGAAGAAAGCAGCCGAGGGAGTTGCTATGATTCCGTATAAAGTCGAAGTAAAGACTGGTGGTAAATGGGAAGAAGTGAACCCAGAGCAGAACGAAGTAGCTAATTTCTTCTTTAATCCTAACGAGGACCAAACTATTGGAGAGCTTTTAGAGGCTGCAATGGTTTTCTATTACAATACTGGAGAAGCTTTCTTTATCAATGAAATGGAGTCAATAGGCTTTAACGGTCAAAAGGTGGTTACCGTTCCGCCAGAGCTTATATGCATTTATTTAGAAAGCGATAGTATTCTGAGCAATATATCAAAATACGAGCTTAGAGAACCTAATGGATTAACTAAAGATTTCACACCTTTAGAGGTTTGCCATTTAAGAATGTTTAATCCAGAAGTCGAAGCTTTCAAGAAAAGGAACGGCATGAGTCCACTTCAAGCTGCTTATAATAAACTTAGAGCTAGTAACAATCAAGCACTAGGTCAATCAAGTTACTTTGAGAATAGAGGAACCAGTACTATTATTTCCCCTCAAGGTGGTGCGAATGGTTTAGCTATGACTAAGACAGATAAGGAAGATATTGATAGAGCTACAAGGGCAAGGATGGGAGGAAGTCAAAACGTAAATGGAGTAATTACTACGATGACTCCAGTACAAGCGACTCAGCTAGGTACTTCAGCTTCAGATATGCAGATGCTTGAACAAGGTAGCGCAATGTTGAGAGAGTTATGCAACGCAATCTTTATGCCTTCAGAGATGTTTAACGACCCTGATAACAAGACTCACGCGAATAGACGAGAAGCTATTAAGACTATGTATAACGATGTTTTTATTCCTGGAGCAAATAGGTTTATTCGATCTTATGAAAGAACTATCATCAAGCCTTACGGATTAAGAAGCGATGGGAAGGAATATCGTATATCAATAGACAAAGAAAAAATCGATGCACTTAATCCAGACCCATTCGAAGCGAAACGATTAGCATTACAAGAGGTTGACTCGGGTACGATTACAAGGAACGAGTATAGAGAAATGTTTGGAAGAGACAAATCAGAAGCAGAAGGAATGGATGAGCCTAGTGTTCGTCAAGCGAATTACAGCGTAAATCCAGAAGTAAAAGAAAACACTTAATTTTGCAGATATGTCGAAAGAATTTAAAACAGGCTACAAAGAAAAATCAATTGACCTAAGCTTTAAAGCTGAGAAGCAAGAAGATGGTCGAGTATTGGTTAAAGGATATTTATCAGGATTTAAGACGATTGACTCTGATGCTGATGTGATTATGCCTGGAGCTTTTTTAAAGTCGATTCAAGACAGAGGTCCAAAAAGTGAAGCAAATAGAAAAATCGCGCATTTAGCTTTCCACGATCTTAAAAGACCGGTCGGATCGTTCCAAGTTTTAAAAGAAGATGATAAAGGACTTTACTTTGAGAGCTTATTAGGTACTCATACCGAAGGTGCTGATGCAGCAAAGATGTATGAAGAAGGAGTTATTAACGAGCATTCTATCGGCTTTAGATACATAGGCGACAAGATGGAATTTATCGAGATAGACTCAGAGGAAAAGATTGATGCGCTGGTATCGAGCGGTGAGTTTGATTCAGTCAATAAAGAAGCTGTTATGATGTACGGAGGTTACTTCAAGATTCATGAAGTAAAGCTGTATGAGGGTAGCTTCGTTACTTTCGGAGCAAACGAGAACACGCCAAACCTAACTGGTAAAAGCGAAGAAGAAGTAAAAGCTTTTAGAAAAGACTTAGACGGAAAAGTATCAGACTTAATGAAGTCGATAAACGACGGAGAGAAAGGATTACAAGTAGAAAGAGAAATTTTATACATTTGTAAACAATTCGAAGCACTTGGAGCTTCTGAGCCGCACATTAAGCACTCGGTAAAACAAGCCGCTGAAAAGCAGGACGCAGAGCCTGATGAGAGTAAGCAAACATTTTTTGAGATAATGGCAAAAGCCTAAAATCTCTATCACACAAAAACCGAGTAAAATGAAAACATTCAACTCATTCCTTGAAGAAAAAGGAATCAAATCTGATGAGTTCGCTGCTATGGATGCTGAAAAGCAAGCGGAACTTTACAATGAATTCAACGAAGCTAAACGATCTGAGATCGAAGCAGCTATCGAAGAAAAAGCATCTAAAGAAGACATTGCATCATTAAAGGCTGAGCTTAGCGAAACCATTAATGCTCAAATGAAATCTTTAAACCAAGCGTTGAAAGACCAAGGTTTTGCGATTAAGAAAATGGTTAATTCTGAGAAATCAGAAGCAAAACAATCATTTGCCGATCAAGTAAAATCTGGTTTGGAAGAAAACCTAGAAGGCTTGAAGCAATTAAAGCAATCAAAGAACGGAGGTTTTAACTTCAAAGCTGCTGGCACTATCACAAGTGGAAATATTTCTGGAGGAAATGTACCAGTAGAAGATCGAATTGAAGGCTTGAATACGATTGCGTCTAGACCTTTGCGTTTCTTAGACTTCCTTAATAGAAGGTCAACAGAAAGCAATATCGTTTCATGGGTTTACCAAGCGAACAAGGACGGTTCTGCTGGACAAACTGGTGAGGCTGCTGCTAAAAACCAAGTTGACTATGATCTTGTTGTAGCGTCTCAGAGTGTTAAGAAAACCACTGCTTATATTAAAGTATCGACTGAAATGCTAGACGATGTTTCTTGGATGAAGAGTGAGATTGACGACGAATTAAGACGAGAGCTTCTTAAGGCAGTTGAGAGCCAAACTTTTGATGGTGATAATACTGGTAACAATCTTAACGGAGTTGGTCAAACTGCATCTCCATTTAGCCCAGGAGCACCATTTGCTGGAGGAGTAGATAACGCTAACCAAGTTGACGTTCTTGTAGCTGCTATGAGTCAAATCGAATCAGCTAATCAAGAAATCTTGAAGCCAGGTATTTTCATGAATCCAGCAGATGTAAACTTCTTGAAAGTTCAAAAAGTATCAGCGACAGACAAGCGATATGTTGAGCATTTAACTCAAGTGGGTTCTACACTTATGCTTGATGCTGCTACACCTATTATAAAATCTACTTTAGTAGCTCAAGGAGATTACCTTTTAGGCGACTTCTCTAAAGCTTACTTAGTAGAAAAAGATGGTATCAACATCGAAGTAGGACTTGATGGAAACGACTGGACTGAAAACTTGCGTACTATTATCGCAGAGTGGAGAGGGCTTGTTTACGTTAAGAACAACGATCGAACAGCCTTTGTTAAAGGTACATTCGCTACCGATCAAGCAATCTTGGAAACACCATAAGCTAAATCGAGAATAAATTAAGAAAGAGGTAAGCTTTTAAAGTTTACCTCTTTTTTTTATATTTGCTTCATGAAAGTATTCGGAACAGGCAAGAGCCACAAGAAGCACAGCTTTAAAAAAGGGGCAGAAATGGAAGTATCAGAATCAGTTGCTGAGAACCTTATTAATAAAGGTTTAGTAACTGCTGAGAAAGAAGTGAAAGAAACAAAGAAAAAACCTGCAGCAAAAAAGAAGTAATTCATTCACGTCTTTTCTGAATTATGAGAGAAAAAGAGTAGCTATTTTGGTTGCTCTTTTTTGTTTACTTTTGCATTATGAGTATTTTAAAAACTACCGACTTTGCAGCTGGTAAAACTAAGATCAGCCAAAACCAATTTACAAAAGCTGATTTAGAGGCTTATATCACAGATGAGCAGAATTACGGTAGGATTAAAAGGATATTTGGAGCTACTTTAGGCCAAGAGTTTATTGACGACTTAGCCGGCGATCCAGCAGTACCTCAAACGGCAAAGTGGGTTACTCTATTCTCAGAGTTCAATTTCACTTACGAAGACATTCCAGTTTATTGCATAGGGTTAAAAGAAGTGCTAAAGCATCTAGCCTATTACGAATATGTTTTAAATCAAGCTGAACAAAACCAAATGAACGGCAATCAAGTTGCTCAAAGTGAAGCCAGCTCGCCTGCATCATTTCAACTAAAAGCAGTTAGGGCGTACAATCGAGCTGTTCATGGCATTAGAGAACTTCAATTGTATGTCGATGATAGTTCTGACTTCAGCGATTATGATGGATTTTACTTTGAATTTGAGGGTGTGATATGATACAAGTCAAGACAGTATTAGCTCAGATATTAAGCGAATTAAGTTTAAACCTAGTCATTAACTCTGTTACTGATAACGGAGACAGCACATATACATTATCGGTAGAAAGCACTCAGTACTTAAACCAAAAAATGGTTTTCGATATCGATTCAGTCGAATATACTGTAATTGATTTCACATTAAATGAATCATTAACAATATCAGGCGCAAGCGCACCAACAACCGGAATTAAAACGCTACCCTCGCCGACTTTTGTTCATGGAAAGTATAAAGCGGTAAACAAGCAGCTCCAGCAAAGACAGCCAGAGGATTATTTACCTCTTGTTTGGATGTATGAGTTATTACCAAGAACAGAGCCGGACGACCCATTAAGCTCGATTGATACTGAGGGTGATGTAAGACTTTATTTCTGTATGTCTTCAAATTGGGCAGATTGGGATTCAAGCGAGCATTACGATCAAGTCTTTGACCCTTTAACAAATGTCATCGATGCTTTTGTTTCAAGGCTAAAAAGCAGCCCTTTAATCGGTGAGCTAGGTACAATCGAAAGAACGAATCACGCTAAGTTTTCAACTGGCGGTTTTTCTATATCAGGCAATCAAGAAAACGCTATCCTTCCAGCTTACATAAGCGCAATAGAAGTCCTCGTTGATTTACCTATACTTACTTCAGCTAGGTCCTGCTCAGGATTAAGAGACACGAGCTGCGCTCCTGGCTTAGTAAAAGATCAAAACGGTAATGATTTAGGTTTAGCACCGAGCGGTGGAGTGTTGGAAGTTAATACTGCTGGATTGGATGCTACAGTGGAAAATAGCGATGAAAGTTATACGAACACTGTTGCAAGTGGTGGCACATTGGTGTTGCCTGATATTAATGTTACAGATTCTGATGGCTCAGTAAGCAGCGTTCCAAGTGTTAAAGATGTACTTTGCACACCAGCAGCAGATGCTACAGTAGAAAATAGCGACAGCAGTTACACTAATACTGTGGCAAGTGGTGGAACGCTTACGCTTCCTGACATCACAGTTACAGACAGCGATGGGAGTACGTTCACTCAGGCTTCTGTCGTGAATGTAGTTTGTACTTTAGCGGCAGATGGTACTGTGAATGTAAATAGTGTGTTTTTTGACAATGTAGCTTCTGGCGCAACCTTAAACATTCAGGTAATGCAATCAAGTGGAAGCACATTAATAGGTTCAAAACAAG